AAATCTTTTGCTTGCTTTACAAAAATATTTTGATTGAGTTCAGGAGTTAATGTTCTATTTTCAAATCCAGGAGCTAACTGGTGCTTTGCCTTTGTTAAAAATTCTTTTAAAAATAAGCAACTTAAATTAGTGATTGTAGCACCATCTTTGTGATCATCAGCTGCAGTTTCTTCAAAAATAACTTCTTCTTTATTAATTTCACTTCTATAAGAAGTTATACCAACAAATCCTCTAATACAACCAGTAAAAGAATAATCCGTCTTTCCAGTGTATGAGATTATTTCATCATCAATTTTCAGTAATCCATATGAATCTGGAAATCCTCTTGTTCCTGTAGGAGACTCTCCTGGATCAACGTTAATTGTTGTTTCATAAAAAGTAATGTCACCAGACATTACTGCGGATTCTGTAAGATTTGTTGTTTCGTCTAGTTTAATATATCTGTCAATATTTTCAATAAGATCAATAGGTCCACCCTGATATTCTTGTCCCAGGTAATATGACTTTAAAAAACTCTCTACAAGTGGAAAATCTTCCCTTACATAAGTGGGAAGTTGGCTTGCAACGATAGTGTTAAATTGAACTCTATTTTCTGACATTTTATGAATTTATCGTCTTAGTATGAGGATGAACCTGAAGTTGATGTGCCTGATGAAGATGTAGTGGTTCCTGAGTAAGAAGTACCTCCTGATGCTCCACTAGATGCTACTGATGTACCGCCAGATGCCGTTGTGGTGGTTGTGGTAGTGGTTGCAGTCGATCTAGTAGCCGTAGATGTGGTTGTGGTTGGTCCACCTGAGCGAACCAGATTTCCGTTAGCATAACTTGAAGATACCACGTAATTAGACGCAGATGGATCAAGTCCTGAAGAAATCTCATCAACAACAGTTTCAAAGTTACTGTTACTAATATCTAGTTGCAAATAAAGATCCTGTAATCCGACGACATCATTTGATGTAGGACTTGCAGAAATTTCTAATGTTTGAACTCCATCCTTAACTTTTGCGGCAGTAATATTAACTGGATTTAGTGTAACAACTCCCGTCGCGTAATTAATCGTACCAACGTTTCTTCTTACCACTGTTGGAGTTTGTGAACCAATACTTGGAACTGTAAAGAAGAAAAGACTTCCTGTAATCCTATTTGTATCAGGAATATCAGAAATATAAACTGGTTGATTAATTCCTGCCACCAAAAGTGCAGATGATTTGATATTATATCCAGACATTCTCTTAATGTAGATTTCATTACCAAAACCAATCTGATATTCTGCAAATTGATTGATAAGAACTCTCAAATCTCTTCTCATGCTTACAGTCGTGATATTTGACATCACGGCTTCATGACTATCATCAATAACTTTCAAGAATTTGCTATATTTTAGTCTTGCACCATACTTATTCAATTCACTAGACTCAGAATACTTAGTGACGTTGTTTTGAACAATTGTAGAAACAGCAGCTGCAGATGGTGCAAGATTTGAGTTATAATAAATTTTTGAATCAATCTCAAGATACAGATATTTGAGATCTAGAATTTCAGGGACGATTCCAGCAACTGCAAATTTCTTTAATTTGAGTTTGATATTTTCTTTAATCAAATTTGGAAGAAAATCACCAAATCTTGGTTTAATACTGATGAATACCTTTCCATACTGTGGTGGAACCAACTCTTCACCACCAAAAACAGAGATAGATTCAGTTTCGGGGTAAATTCTTGCTGGGATTAGAGTTTCATAGTCATTTGCAGTCAGTGCTCTGTTTTGAGAAGCATAAATTCTTGGTGCAAACTTCTTGATTGAATCAACACTCTCAATTGGTTCTCCGCCACCAGCTGCAATACCGGTTGATACGAGAGATATGCCAGAAGTTACTGAATATTCTTGTGCATTTCGGTTATAGATTAATCTTCCAGCAAAAGCAAACGAACTAACCCCATTTGCAGCATCACCACTGGATGTAATGTAATCTACACTGATGTAATTATTATCTTCGAGTTTATTTCCAAAAATACCATCACCAAATATTACTTGATATCTTTCATCATCAACTTCTTGAAGATAGTAAACCTTTGAATCAGACTTTACATCAAATAAACTATCTTGACGCGAATACTTGACACTTCTAGATGATGACTCATTTGGTCTTACTGTGACTGTCATCAAATCAGTATCAATACCAATATTGTCTAAAATAAACTTTTGATTTGGGTTTCTATAGTTTTGCGTGAAGTTAGAAGTCAGTAATGTTCCCTCATAAACTGAAATATTAGAAAAAGTTGCAATATTATTGACTACAGGAACTGTAATATCTTCTAAAATACAAAAAACATATGATTGATTACCAAAAGATCCCGAAGAAGTGACGACTGGACCTTTTTTAAGAGTTATTGATGCTGGAACAGGAGTTATATTATTAGTATTGACCTGAAATGTGACAACAGCTCTTGCTGCTTTTCTTGATTTTGGTAAATATCCAATATTTCTTGCTAAAGATACGACATTCTCTCTTAATGTCGCACTATCGATGAATACCTCATTCGCGACCATGTTCGCGTTATATGAGGTGATGTAGGTATTGTATGCCAGAACATCAAGAATCGTCGATAAGTTCGATCCTTCAAAATCATAGTCTGTAAAACTAGAATTTTCTTTAAGATATTCTCGGAGAGTTGTTTTAACCTGATTAAAATCTAGGTTAGTGAAATTAGCTAGTGGCATTTTTACCTAGTTTGTTGCAAGACGAATTGTAATTCTTGTGGAGGCACATCTGCACCAATAATTCTATAAACAATAGTTGCATTAAATGCATTACTATCATAATCTGGATTCAATCTTACAGAGATCAATTCGACTCTTGGTTCGTATATGTTGATAGATGATCTAATCTCAGCAGCGATGATATTTGCAGAAATGTCATCAAGGTTCTCAAAAAGAGATGCACTTATCTTCGATCCAAAATCTTCATCAAAAAATTTCTCACCAGGAGTTGTAAATACGATATTTCTCACTGAACGGGCGATTGCTTGTTCATTTTTAAGCGCAATAATGTCATCATTCAGAGGATGTCTCTGAAATGTCATACTAATATCTCTAAAACCTTGACTTACCCGTTCTAAAGGCACAAAAATCCAGCGATTATATCTTATTTATTAAGGCATCGCTGAGATTTTTACTCATAAAGTGGTTCTGGAGTCGTCTGATTTTCAAAAAATTCAGTTTCTTCGGCAGAATCGCGTTTTTTGGGTGTCAAATCGTCATTTGCGATCTCACGAAGCATTTTTTGATGACTATCGTTAGCTAAGTTGTCTAAAAAATCGTGATTTGGAGTCATTTTTCTCTTTTTCAGGGGTCTACAGGGCGATTTTCTTGTGATTTGTACATATCTTCTGCTTTTTCTTCTTCAATTTTACGTTCTTTTGACGTTTTCCAGAAATATTCGTCTTCACGACCCATTCCAAGACGTTCA